TGCCGGGGCAGCGACAACGATCCCGACACGGACCCGACCGGGGAACGGGTCCGTCTGATCGAGTGCGACGGGTCGGAGTGTCGCCGCGGCGAACGGGACGGCCGCGGCTAGCGTGACAAGTAGTCCGGCACGGATCACACCGCGTAACTCGACGCTGCCCGTGTCAGGGTCGAGGCGGGCCTGTAGACGTGCTGCCGGTTTCGGTGTCGGTGGTGGTGGGCTGCCGGTGGTCAGCGCCAGCAGCAGCGACATCGGTTACATCCCGACGAAGTAGCCGACGTTCACACGGCCGAGCACTGCCAACCCGGCAGCGGCGGCGACGACAGTCGTAGCGGTGTTCGCAACCGAAGACTTGAGGGGTTGCGCGAAGTCGATGAACACGTCCTTTTCGGTGCCGCCGATGACCATGGCGTTACCGACTGACCATGCCGGGTTACCGGGAAGGTTGGTGGTCGTGTGGATGAGTGTGCCTGTGCCGACGAGAGCGGCTGTGGCGTTGCGGGTGATGTCGATGTGTGTGATGTAGTGGAACAGTCCGGCCCCGGCGGCGGGCAGTGTCGCTGTCGCGGCAGCGTTCGCCGCGGCGGTCGCTGTCACCCACAACATCGTCGGATACGGTGCCTCATACGACGGGGGAATCGCCGCCACCGTGCCACGCGCCGCAACTGTGATCGTGCCAGATGTGAACGCCGACACCCGACACCTGACAGCCCTATACCCGGCGCATGGCACCAGATACGGCACTGCGTGTGTCGTGGTGATTGCCACCGCGGACACGATCACTTGTGATGTTTGAGCGACAGCGGGGACCACATACCAGTTTGTCCCGTCAACGGTCGCCTCGAAAACGAACGTCATGTTCCCGGTAGCGGTGCGCACATCGAACACCGCTGTACCTTGCCCGTTCAGTTGCATGATCGTCTCAGCATTCAACGCACCCAGCGACGCCGCGATCGTGCGGGCGTCGGTGAACACGCTGCCAGTGATGACGTCGATCGGGCCGGCGATCGCGTTGTTGCGTTCGTCGAACGCCGTGTTCTGTAGTGCCATGTCAGTCGCTCCAAACGTATCGGACGGTGAACTTCCCAACGAGCTGCTCGACCGCGCGGCCGAACACCACGAACCCGACACCGGCAGTCGGTGTCCCACACGTCAACGCACAGAAACAACCCGCGTACCGGTGATCTCCCGCCGTGTGATCCGCTGACGTGTCGTCGCCCATCAGGTACGCCTCAGCCTTCGACGTCGCTGACACCGTCGCGTCGGCAACCGAGACCTGTGCCTCGTTCGACCCTGGCAGCGCCCCGAAGTCGAGCACGGCCGATCCCTGCCCGTTGGCCATCTACTCGTCGAACTCGATGGTATACGAGATCTGGTGGCTGGCAGGTATCGCTGCGCCGGACCGGTTCACGAACACGATCGGGTTCGCTACACCGACCGTTGTCTTAAGGTCTTGCAAAGTGAACGGGGTGTCAGCGCCACCGCGCACGTTGTACGCGATCGTCCACGCATCAGCCGCCGCCAACGTAGGTTGCACCGACCACACAGTGTCGACACCGGTGATCTGCGACGCCGCGCTGTCAGGATCAGCTTTCACCCCAGCCGCGGTCGTTGTCGCCGTACCCCTGGCGGTGGCCCGGTTGATCCCGACCCCAAGTTGAAAATCGACGATCGTGCCACCGGCGTTGACGACACCGAAGATCGCACGCACAATCGAGCAACCGACCGCGGCGGCCGGGACAACAGCGGCGATAGCGCCACCGTTCGCCAACGCCGCGGCGCTCACACCGGAAACAGAGAATCGGGCCATTTGTACTCCTCTAGATACATGGTGACGTGATGACAGTGACTTGCTCTTCAACCTTGGCGTTCATCACACGACGGAACAGGACAGTGTGCGCCGTGTTCGCGAACCCGGGAGCGGCCCCGGTGTAGGTGCCAGCGGACGGGGTGGACGGCAACGCGATAGTGGTCGTAAAGTCGACCTTGACCCACACCGCTTGCCCTGCCGCGGTGCCGACTGTCGCTGCCCATGCGATCGTTCCGGTGCCGTCGCACACGTAAACCGCTGAGACGTCGAACGGTGTCCGGCCGCTACCACCTTTGGCTTCGGCAGTCGCCGCGCCGAAACACACCACGGCAGCGAACGCGACAAGGAACAGACGGGCAAACGGATGGCGCATGCCCGTGATCCTAGCAGTCACGCGGGTGGCCGGTTCGGGACCTGATGCACCACGATCGCGGTGACCGCCGCCCAGATGAACGCCTTGGTACCCGACGGTGAGTCGACGTTGAACCCGGCGCGGACCGCTTCGCTGATCCCGTACAACGCGAGCGGGGCGAGCGCTTTCCAACGGCGGGCGATGAACGCTCCGAACTTGCTCATTGACTGCTCCGATCTGTGCTGGTCCCCTGGGGGCGGACGTCAGCGGGGACCCGCAACCTGATCATACTCGCCACTCAAGGTCTGGCACCGACATGCCGATACAAGAGTCATGACACGCGACTACTTCCCCGGCTGCCAACCACCACCAACAGCCGCACGTGCTCGAGCCACCCCGCCAGCGGTCGACGCACCAACCATGCTCGACATCATCCGGGCAACGGCTGACAATCGAACACAGACGGATCAGACGGCAACGGAAGACACACGAACGTGACACCACCAATGACGATGGTTGCCTGCGATGGTGTCACCCCCGCCACACCTTGCGGACCGGGGTTGCCGGGGTCACCCTGCGGCCCCTGCGGGCCAGCCGGACCCGCTACCCCGTCAACGCCAGCCGGGCCAGGCTGACCGGCAACCCCGTCAACACCTGCCGGACCCTGCGCGCCTGCCGGACCCGAGGCTCCAACCGCGCCCGTAGCCCCAGTCGACCCGTCAACACCATTCACCCCACCTGGACCAGGCTGACCCGTCGCTCCAACCGGACCCGCCGACCCCGACACACCAGCAGGACCGTCACACCGACCCGGCGAACAAAACGCTGCCACCGCATTCGCGATCTCCTCCGCAGTCGGCGGACGACCATCACGCCCATCAACACCATCACGACCAGGCTGCCCCGGCTCACCAACAATCGCTGTCACATCATCAGGCACAGCAGGCGCGGCCGGTACCTCACCCAACGCCTGAACCTGCTCACGCAACTGTGTCACATCGCCAGCCAGCACACTGATCGTGGTGTCCTTGGCAACGTTGGTTCGACGCAGATCCCCGACACCGCTCGATGTCCACACTGACAGACCGAGCGCCGCGACCAGCCCGAAAGCCATCGACCGGAACGCCCAACGGTTCACGGCGAAACGCCCTTGAGTTGGAGTGCGAACATGATCGCGGTCGCGATCACACCAATGACAGCGCCGCCAACCATCCACGCGCTGCTTGAGCGCGTCATGCACGACGCGCATCACAAACTTTTCGAGGCTCGTCTCGATCCGCACAAGCGACCGGATCACTTCGGCCAGTGTGATCTCATCACCCGCCACCGCCGATCAGGTTCCCGCTGCTTTGAGTGCCGCCTTGATTTTGTCGACGGCGGCGAGCGCGTCGGACGCCCCAACGGATGCTTGCCCGGCGTTCGACGCCGCCGCGGTAGCGATGTCACGCGCTGTCTGGTCGACGGTCCCTGTCACCACCGGCGATTGACCCGCCAGGATCGTGGCCGTGTTCGCGAACTCTGCGCCTGTCCAATCGTGCAGACTGTCTCCGACCGGGAGCGGCCCGTCAAGGAACGTCGCGGCGAACGCGTTCGGTCCGCCGGTCAACGCAACCTCCACAAGGTTCCCGGCTGCGATCTGCGTTTCGATCGCCGCGGCAGTCTTGTCGTCGCCTGGCCCGGTCCATGACACGCGGGCCGGAGTACCGATAAACCGGGCGGCCGCACCGGACACCGTGTAGAGGTTGAGTTTCATATCGTCTGTCTCCAATGGGGGGTTCGGGGTCGGTGGGTTCGGGACAACAGCTTCGCCTTTGATCGGATAGTTAGTGACGATGTCTTTCCGACCATCCTTCACCCAACTATCCCAACCGTCTATCTCGACCGGCTGCATGTGCCATGGCTCTGTGGGCACGTTCATGTGCACGCCGCAGTCCGCCGCCCACTGGGAGCCTTGCGCCGGTACATCGGCCCATCTAGGCGCGCGATGTGGGCCACCTGGAACCGCCACCACCATGTCCCAAGCAACATAGACGCGTCCGGCGGGGAACTCCTGGTCTTGATGGAACGACTTGCCAGCAGGGGCAAACCCCGGCTTGGTTGGTTGAGTGCCAGGCGGCCGATAGCCACCACCAACACCGAACTTGCCGCCCTGCGAAACGATGAATGCCATGCCACGCCTGAACGCCTCAGGGTGCATGTGGGGCCGATGCTGGGCCGCGATCTGATCGATCGTCACCATCGTCTTGCCGTACCCCGAAGGGTAAAGAGTTGTCATCGGGGTCTCCTTCGTGACCAGGCCACATATCCGGTCGAGTGTTCCTGGCCGCAAAACCATGTTCATGTCGAATGGGGCGACGACACTTGGATGGGTGAACCGGTCCGTCCATTGCCAAACGTCAGCTCGATATTTGGCGCATTCCGCCGGGCCACCTGTCGGCCTGGAACCGGAGTCATAGTTTGCGTACCACAGCGGGGCATCCGGGTTGGCGTCACGCCACTCCATAAACTCGGCCCGCGAATCGAGATCGAGGCTCGAATCAGGTAACCAGTCCGACGAGTAAGTGATGACACATTCACGTCCTACCGCCTGCTCGATCCGGTCGTTGAACTCTGTCACCTGGTCCGACGTGACAAGCGGAATGCCGGGGGTGGGCTCCCAATCGGTTTGCCACATCGTCCCGGCCGGTAGCCCACCTATCTGGCTGATCACCCGGAGCGCTTGTGCCGCCTGGTCAGCGATCGTGCTATCCGATCGCAGCCAGGTGTATCCACCGATCCACCGGTGATGTCGGTCACGGGCGGCGTGCCATCGGGCTACGAATGTCGGATCGATGTATGGTTGCGGAAGACTCGATGACCCGGTGGCCTTGTGGGTCCACAACGCCCAATCCGGCACAGGTGAACCGGTAAGGGTCTGCCAGTGCGACCAGTCCGGGCCATCAGACGCAGGAATCATGAGCACGCCGTCATTCGTTCGGTTCCGTTTCTGCTTCGTCGCCCGTCACAGGGTCGACGTCCGGGCCTTCACCGTCATGCTCGCGCGAGGTCATGGCACCCTCCTGGTGACACCGGCCGCCCGGAAGCAGAGCTGCCCGAGATCGGACCGGATCCATACGAGCCCATCGACGAGCGGTGACGGGTCCGCTGTGACGTGTGGGTGCCGTCCCCATCGTGACACACTGACACGTTCGACGTCGGAGAGTCGTGCGCGTAGGTCGCGGATGATCTCGATTTCGTCGGGGTCGCGGACCATCAGACGATACCTACCCGCAACATTTCACGGCCGGAATCCAACGATAGTTCCACGGTCGAAAGTCTAGCCGTGAACGTCATTTGGCCGAGTCCTGCGTCGTAGTCGTAGGTGATCAGGTCCCCGGGGTGGATGTCGCCGTGTGCGAATCCGGCGACGGGTAACAGTTCGGGCGAGAGTGTGGCGACTTGTGTTGACGAGTCGATGAGGGTGCGGTCTGCGTGCCCGTCAAGTGTGGCCTGTAGCGAGATGTCCTGGTATGAGGTTGTCAGGTAGGCGCGTCCGAACAGTTGGCGACGGTCTGTGTCTGATCGGGTGGTAGTGAGCGTGACACCTGTTGTCGACGAAGACGACGCGAACACTTCGGAGCCGATCGTTCCGGGCGCTACGGTGACGTTGATTTGTGGGCTGCCGATTGATCGGGCGTCAAGGATGGTGTTCGCGGTCAGGTTGTTCCCGCGCCGTGGTGACCATATGGTGACTTGTCGGGTGGCAGGGTCTGCGGTGAGGTCGAACCCGTTGGTACGTCCACCCATCGTGAGGATGGTGGGGAGGATTGGTGTGCCGTCGCGTGCGGACAGGGTGAGGTCGCGTGTTACGCCGGTTGGTGTGAGTCCGGTCGTGGTGTACAGGCCACGGTTCGCGTACGGCAGGGCTTGCCAGTCGTCGATGAGTGTGCGGACGATGGTTGCCTGGTCGATCGAGTTGGCGGTGTAGTCGGTGTCGCGGATTGCGTAACCGAGATGGGTGAGCAGCCCTGGCGAGGTGAGCGTGATCGTTTTGCCGACAATCTGCCATCCGGTGATCGGCCCGGAATGCACAACAGCCGTGTCGCCCACAGTTTTGCGGACCCATAGCTCGCATGGTGCGGCAGCGAGATCGATGAGGCGGGCTTTTGCTGACGGTTCGATCGTGTCCACTAACGTCGATGTGGTGCACATGCCAGGCCCGTCGAGTTCCTCGATCAGCGTCAACGACGTGGCCTGCCAGCCACACAACTCGGTCAACGTCGGCGGCCCCGCAGCCTGCATCGTCACCCCGACAATCGTCGCATCAAACGACATCAGTCAGACAATCGGCACGGAAAACTGAAATATCCACGTCCCCACAATGCCACTAATGGGGTTGGCCTGAGGTTGGACCGTTGTCCCCGCGTTGATGGCTCCGAGAGCCTGGAATCCCACAATCCCCAGTTGACCACATGGAATGCTGGATGCCCCGGTGACAAGGCTAATCGTCATACCTGGCGGCAGACCGATAGTGAGTGCGGCAAGCGCGGTGCCGGCGGTTTCGACGAACGTTCCCCACACATGCAGTAATTGTGGCAATTTCAGGAATTGGGCGGTGACTGTGCCGATGGTGTTCCCCGGCCATGTGATAGTCGGTGTGTACGCGGTGGGTCGTGGTGGCAGTGTTGAGACTGCGGACACGAGTGATTGACCGGTGCGTGTACCCCTCATGTCAGTCCGTCACCTGATTTACGAAACCGCTGGCGTTGATCACGTTCGTTGTTCCTGCGAATGCTCGCACTACGGCAGCGTTCTGCAGGATCGCTCCGTCGAGCACCAACACGCGACCTGACGCACCCGGAATGGTCACAACAAGACGATCGTCTGGTGATGTGGTGCCACCCAGCTCGACCTGCACTTGCACATCGGTCGGTGTCGTGTTCGTCAGGTACAGCCAGATCTCATCCCATGTACCGGCCGCGGTCAAGGATGTCGCTGTATGCACGAGAGTGCCAGGTGTCGCGGTCGCGACGATCTTGATTTGTCGGCCGTCTGTGGAGCCTGACAGTTTGCGTTTCTTGATTTGTGCCATGCGGGGCTCCTTAGCTGAACACTTGGTTTTCGAGGAAGTTTTGGGGGAGGAGGTCTGCGGTGGTGCGCCGGTCGATTGATGTCGCCGAGTCGAGAATGACGTCAGTGACCGCGGGCGCGGCGGCGGGTAGCTGGAATTCCCACAGCAGCGCCGACGCAGACCACACCGCCAACGGGCCTGGTGTTGCGGGTGACCCTGACGGAGTGCCACGCAAACACGAGACGCCCGCGTACGCACGCGACGCCGTACCAGCGTAGGCAGTGTCGTCAACGAACAGGTAGACACCGTAGCGTTGCGCCAGACCTGGGTCGGTGGCCGGGACGGAGACGACGAGCCCGACCGAGTCCAACCGTGCCAGATACGACCCCTGACCGGCGACACCGCCACGCAACACGTACGCGTCAGCCTTCGAGACGGTTGACCCGATCTTGATATTCATGTCCGCGCCGGTGTTCTGGCGGACACGCCATCCGTTCGTGTTCGGTTCCTGCGTCAACGTGTGAGGCAGCATGCCCGGCCGCAACAGGGCACCGACCAGCATGCGGAGTTCTTCCTGATCGATATCGGTTTGTGCCGTCCCTGCGGAATCGGTGCGGCCACCAATCGCATAGCATTTCAGTGAGCCAACAGCAGCCACTCACACACTCCGATCACAGGTAGGCATTCGACCAAACCACCAGGCTAGCCGAGGCGGCATCCCCGGACGCGACATCGAACCGGCACAAATTCGCGCCCGGCTGCAACCGGAACGGTGTCCGAGGCGGCTGCCACGACCCATACCGCGACACACCAGACAACGACACCGGCAGGCCAGGCGACCCCGTAGCGACCGAACCCATATCGGCGATCAACTGTTCACCCGGGTTGACCTGCTGCACCCACGTCGATGTTTGCCCCGTCGTCAAGTTCGTCACCGACCACTGTTGCAACCCGGACCCGATCCCGGTGAACGTGAACGTCGGATACGTGTCGACCGTCCCCGAGTTGACCAGTGTCGCCAACCCGGACGCTGACACACCAACGAGATCGAACCCGAGGTTCACCCCGCTGTCGACCGCCAGCTCGAACCCGCGATCCGCACCGGCACCTACGGTGAGATCGAACCCGGATGTCCCGGCAATGAACACCGTCAACGACGCCTGCGACGGCGACGCCGCATACGCCCGCGGGTCAGGAAACTCCAACTCGACCACGACTCTGGTCAACCCGAGCCCGGTAGTGATGTCACGCGCTCTCGACCTGCGCGCGCACCGGCCGTTCGCCTTGAGTTCTTCACGGTTCGGGAACTTCCACCTGATCGACACCAACCGGTCAGGTGACGCCTGCCCCGGTGGCAGCAACGCAGCCTCCAACAAGACGACATCGACCGGGTTCACCGACTCGACCACAACAGTCACAACACGCGGGTCAACATACGACGACCCCGACAACGCACCCCACAACTGCGGCGCGACAACATCCGAGCCACGGGTAGTGAACTCCTCCAGGCCGCCCCATTCGACAACCTCCCACGGGGTACCGTCACCGATCACCGTACCGTTAAAGTCGAGCTGATAGTCCTGGGCTGTCATGACGCTCTCAACGCCCAACCGAACTCGCGGGCCTGCACACGTGCCATCTCACGCGGATCGGTCACACCGTTAAAGTTGTTGACGATCTGCACACCAGCAGCGGACGACGCGCCTTTCAGGTTGTGTTCGGTTTGCGCAGCGTTCAACGTCACCCTGGTGCCTGAATCGTAGGTGAGTTCCGGGCCGGCTTCGCCACGCAATGTCACGCCTTTCTCGCCTACACCACCGTGCGCTTGCCATTTGATGTTTGAGCCAGGTGAATGAAACACCTGCTCGACTGTCACCGTTTTGGTTGTCGGGATGCGGTCTAACGCCCGGATGTACTCTTCGATCTGCGCTCGCAGTTCCGGGTATTTCTCGGCGGCCCGCACGAGCGCGTCGCGTTGACGGTCGTGTGCCTCCTTCGATCCTTGCGCCGCGCCACCCTCGGTCCCGTACGCTGCCGACAACTCCAACACTTTCTCGGCAGCCGTATGAACTTCCGACGCGACATCACGAGCACTGTCCTTTTTCGCTGCGTCGCTCAACTCGGACTCTTGCTGCTTGAGCGTGTTCTCCGCGATCTTCTGCGTGAGATCGAAATACGCCGAATCGGTATCCCTCACCTGTTGTTCCAGGTCGCCTTGTTTACCGAGCGCGTCTAACTGGGTGTTGATCAGATCGCGTTGACGGTCGTTCGCTTCTTTCACCTTCGCTGCGTATTCGGCGTACGCCTTCGCTGATTCTTCCTGCTTCAGCCGGAGCTCGTCAGCCTTTTCTTTAGCGGTCAATGTCGACACCGCGTGTTCGTCGATTTTCTTTGTGGTGTCGTGAATGATGTTGCCCAGCTCGTGCACACGCTCGATCGTCAACCCCATCGTGTGAGCAAGATCGGCCGACGCCTCGTCACCTTCCGTGGCCGAGAACGCTATCCCCATCAGTTCTTTCTGCACAGCTCGTGCCTGATCGGGTGCAACGGCCGCTAACTCGCCAATCGCTTTTTTGATGTCGTCGAACATCGCCGACGTGCGACCCTCGTCACCAGAGGCATCGCCGACCAAAATCTTGATAATCGAACCCGATTGATCCGCAGTTGACCGCGCCTTACCCGACGCATCAACAAGCCCTAGGAACGCCTCAAGAGTGTCGTTGGTTCCCTCTTTGGCAATTTCCATTGCCGCCGCGAATTCTTTGATGGGACCGGCGACTGATTTCGCGTCGGTCCCAGTCAACGCGCCGATCCCATCGGCGACGGCTTGCACCCCCTTGGCGACAACAGTCAACGCCGGTTCCGCAGCCGCGACAAGCCCACCGAACGACAACGCCAACTCTCCAACCGAGTCCGAAAACTCGTCGAACGCCAACCGCATCTTCTCGGCTTTTTTCGCTTCCTCGGCGGTGATGACCTGCCCATCCTTCTGAGCCGCTAACAGACCCTCATACTCCTCGCGGGTATGACCAAGGATCGGGGTCAACGACTGGTAGCCCTTCCCGAACAGTTCTTGCCCAACCCGCGCCCGTTCTGTTTCATTGCTGATACCCGAGAGCTTGTCGAACGTGTCCAACAGGATGTCGTTCACAGCACGGGCGTGACCGCCGGCGTCACGTGTGTCGATCCCGTACTTCTCCCACTTCGTATCGTCCATCGTCTTAGAGATTTTCCCGAGGCCAGTTGCAAGCGCTTCGCCTGTCACCTGATAGTCGTCGCCCAACGCAATCCACCGTGACGCCGCCTCTATGCTCAACCCGGTTGAGGTCGACAGGTCGATCGCTGCTTTGGCGGTGTCGGTGAACGCACCGACCGCTTTGACACCGAACGCAGCGATAGCCGCCCCTGCCCCGACTGCGAACAGACCGGCGTTCTGTTTCAAGCCGTCGAACGCGGCGGACCCGCCCGCCTTCAGTTTGTTGAACAGCCCATCGGCTTCACCGACCGATGTACCGACCTTTTTCAGCGACGCGCTGAACCCGCGGTCGTCGATATCGAGAACGGTGGTGATCTTGTTGACCATCAGGTCTCCACATCAAAGTGGCGGCGCAACACGTTCGTGACGCCATCTTCTGCGATTGGTGGGAGTTGGTGGTCCATCTGTGCGATAGCCCGTGTTGCTGTGTGCTTCGGTTTGGTGTACCCGTTCCACCGGCGTGCCTTCCGGGCCCGCGTCTTACGGACGCCACCGGCCTTTGTGCGGGACGTCAACCCGGTTCGGGTGTTGACCCCTGGGCCTTGGAACCCGCCGACACCACCGGACCGGTGGCGGCCGAACTCTGCGACGGTGATCGGCCCGGCCCCGGTTTTTGTTGGGTGAAGGATCGCTGTCCCGTCTTTGGTGATCTTGATCACCGTTTCCAGTGTTGGTGCCCACCCGGAGAATTGTTGATCGCCGCCAAGGTCGCGGGCGACTTCACGCTCGAAGATGGTCTGTGCTTTCTCGGCCATGCGCCGGGTGATCTTCGCTTTCTCGGCGACACGCATTGATGTCGCGAGGTGGTCGACGGACCGACCGTATTCAGCGAACGATGTGAACGTTGGCATCGTTCATGGGGTCGAGTCGGTGGTGACGTAGACAGCGTTGATCGGGCTGTTGGTCCCGTCGTACATCGCTTTCGCGGTGACGTGTTGCATCGGCAAACCAGGCCCGTCAGTGGTTGGGGTGTCGCCGTCGAACCGGCCAACCGGAATGTTGAACGTCAAGCTGGGGAACGTTGACGCGCCGATCAACGCTCTACCGACCAACGCAATGTTGATCTGCGCGACAGCGTTCGCTGCGACATTCGACGCATACCGTGCGTACGCCGTCAACACGTTGTCGAACTCGCCATCAAGATCGACGGTGATGACTCGCATGTTCGCTTCGGCGGGTTCGCGTTGCAACGAGTTGCCGCGCACCATCCGCCGATCGGCATCAAGCCCCATGTCGACTTTGATGCTGCCGGACTTGACGACATCCCATGTCGTGCCAGCAAACTGGATCGTGGTACCGACGAACGACAACAGTTCAGGGTTGACGGGCAGCGACGCGGTCGCTTTCGTGATGTTCAATAGCTCGTCCATGAAGTCGGCGTTCACCGTCAAGGTTGCCAGTTGGCCTACAGCGAAGTCGAGTTGCCAAGAGATCACCTTCCCGCCGATGTACGTCTTGACCAACTCCGGGCCACCGGACGGGACAACGGTCCCTTGGAAGTTGAAGCTCTTGCCGAGTAGCCCGGCGGGTGGCGCGGATGACGGCATCGAGAACGTGTGCGAGAACGCCGAGTCAGTCGGCCCGGTCGTAACGACCGGACCAATCAACTTGTCGAACCACCAGCCGAGCCCCTTCGATTCCAGTTCGATTTTGAACGGTCCCGCTGCGCCACGCCGGTCCTTCACCTGGCGGGTAGCGAGCTGGACACGACGGCCCCCGCCGATACCAGCGGACTCGATCGACGGGTTGTCAAGTTTGATGCCTTCGGACAGGAACGTGGTGAACCGGTTCGGTGCCGGGGTGATCGTGTTACCGGACACCTGTGACCCGTACACGCTCGCTGTGGCGGTGCCGTGCACGGTGACCGGACCCAACGACACGATCGACAAGAACGTGAGCGTCGTCGTGGTCGGTACCGACGCAACGAACCAGGTTGCGTTCCACGGTGCCGGGGTGTACCCGGCCAGGGTGACGACCGACCCGACCTGCAAACCGTGCGCCGACCCGAACGTCAACTGGTTGACGAACATCGACGGCAACAATGTCGACGCCGTAGACGTCCCAGCAGTCGAAACTGGTGGAGTCACTGTCTCGTTGGCGAACCCAACCTGAGCGAACAAACCAGACATATCAGGACTCCTTCACAGGCTTCGGGCCGCCCGAGTTATGAACGACGGACTCCCAGTCGGCTTGGAAGACCAGATCGGAATCGGCGGGGACATCAATGGTCCCATCGCGATCCACGATCCGACCGAGCACCTCCACCTGATCATGCGGTCCGACATATCTGATCTGCATCACTGTCTCCTTAAATTCTCGCGGTAAACCTGAGCGTCGCGCTCAGCCATGCAATCCGGGCGTTGTCGCCCATGTCCTTCACCAGCTCGGTAGGGACCACCCCAAGCCACAACACGTTGTTACCAGCAGTCACATTAGCCCGCAGATACAACTCGATGTCTGATAGGACATCGAACGCCCGTTTGTTCACCTCTGTCTGTGTTTGGCCCGGCCCCAAGATGTAGATCGCCAACTCTAGGTCGGCTTCCTCGTTACGGTTCCGTGCACCCAACGCCGCCCAGTCCTGCGACATCGTCACATCACCCAAGATCACACACGTCCGCCGTAACTGCGCTTCGGTCGGTGGCCCGTCAACGATCTCGGTCACCTCTAACCCGGTCGCCGCCGGCAGATTAGCGAGCAGCCAGTCAGTGACCGCCGGGACACGCGACGCCAAAATCGCGCTCACGCTATACCGCCCTGTCGGACAGCGTCACGGTAGGCGATGATCACGGCGTCTACGTCGTCGTAGCCGGTCGGATGATCCCGGCCCGCCGTGGACAGTTGCATGTTACCGAACTGGTTAGTGATCGATCTGGCACGTGCGGGTGTGCCGGACTCTCCGTCCGTCGCGAGGAGCCATGAACGGGCCGCCGACAACGACACCGCCGACAGGTCCGGCGGGCACGTGTCAGACCAGCCGGCCTCGTACCGCACCGTGATCAGCGACGCGCCGGTGACGTACGGGTATCCGCTGGTCGCCATGACCTCGTTCGTCAACTTGTCGATGGCGAGTTCGGCGAGTTGCGGACCGGTGAGTTGCACGCCGGCAACCGCGACCGACAACAATGCCTGACCGTAGGATGTGCGGAGTAGAAGAGGGTGACCGTGGCGGGGTTCGCTGTACGGGTTGAATGTGTCTGTGGCGTAGCGCCGCACGAACGACGACTCGCATTCCCCGTCGATGACGTTTTCGATCCAGTCGCGGGCGGCGCGTAACCGTTCCGTGTTGTAGGTCGATTGGATGTTTGACATTTGGCGGAGTTCTGCCAACTCGAAATAGAACCCGCCGACCACTTCAACGGTGGAGGTCGTGGTCGCTGTGGTCGCAACCCATGTGACGGTGAGTCGGTCAAGTGCGACGGTCGCCGCCGCGGGCAACACGAACGTGTAGACAGCCGCATCCAAGGTCGCCGGTCCGGTCGCCAACGTCGTGCCGAGCTCACCGGTGACCGTGACAGTGACAGCGCCCTTGTCTACCGGTTTCTCGCCGCCGTCGTAGAAAGCTGTGGTGAGCGTGTCGGTCGTTCCTTTTCGGACTCGTCGGCTTGCGGGCATCGCTGGTTACTTGCGGACCCGCCGCGGTTCAGCGGGCTTGTCTGCATCCGGTTCGTCTCCGGTTCCTGCATCCTGTTCGGATGTCGCGGTTCGGGAATTGTGGGCGGCGATTTCATCTCGGGTGGCCTCCGTCGCGTAGTGCTGGCTGATCAGGTCGGCGGCCTCGTGGTCGGGGACGTCGATGACACCGCCAACGGTAGGCCAGGGTTCCCCGTTGCGGTATCCGGAGATCCCGGCTTGCATTGTCACTTTCATGCTGTGCCTTTCTAGTTGGGGGTGGTGGCAGCGGGCGCAAGCGGCGTGCAGTACCGCCCGCTGCCACCAGACCTGTCAGGTGGCGCTGTTGACGTACAGCTTGATCGCAGAGCTGTCCTGAACGAGTCCGTCGTAGCGACCGAACCCGATGAACCCGACCTGCAACAGTTCTGCGTAGCGCTCTTCCAAGCGGAGCAGACCGCCGCCGTTGACCTCGCGTACGACGTAACCGGCGTTGAAGTCACCGAACGCGATGCTCTTGGCGTTCGCCGCCATGGTGGCCATGAAGTTGTTAATCTTCACGCTGTAGCCGAGCAAGGTCGATGGTACACCGACCTGTAGCGACGGTTCCCACAACGGGCGACCCTGGGTGTCCTTCAACTGCGGACGATCGCCAGCGACAGGTCATGCATCACGAAAACACAGTTGCCGCTGTCACGGTAGGCGGCGTCAACCGAGTGTTGCAAGTTGATCAACGAGTCGTACGGGACAAGGATCGTGTTACCTGCCGGTGCGGTTTCACCCGTGGTTGCACCGGTGACGAACCCTTGCGGTTGCGTTGTACCGGTCCCGGTGGTGAACATCTGGTTGATGATCCTCCCGAGACGCTGACCGATCTTCTTGGCCACAAAGTTTTCGGGGTTCACACCGGAATCTTGCAGGAACTGGCGGGACGCCTTGATGTTCTTCGAGCTGAACATGTACGCGCCTAACGTCTTCTGAGCGAACACCAGGTCAAGGTCAACAGTCGCCGTGTTCTCACCCAACAGTTCACCGATGTTCGCCGTGTCGTCGTTCGTCGCCCAAGGGAACGGATTACCCGTGTCCGTGGTCAACACTTCGGCGATCTCGCGGACCATCGCATAGAACTTGAGGGTTTCGGTGACCTTGTCCCAAAAGCCTTGGGGGACGGTGAAACCGCCGGCTGCGCCTGAACCGACGGCTTGTGCGCGGGTGGCGAAGTCGTTGGCTTGCATCAAGTCCTGTTGGCGGGCGTTGAGGCGGGCGTTACCGAACCGCAGATAGGCCTGGAACGTTTCGCGGTACTCGTCGGCTGTCCCGGTGTCGCCAGCGTGGGTGTTGCCACGGGTGTCGACGACGGTGGTGCGAGCGTCGATCTCACTGAACCGGGCGTCGAGCGCTTCGGTCTTCTCACGCTTTTCGATGTCGGCGGTGAACTGGTCGACGTCGGCGAGCGCACGTTCCCACGCGGCGTCGTCCTCTGGGGACATCGTCTCGCCTGCTTTGGTGCGGGTGTTGAACTCTTGGGCTTGTGCCCAGACTCCAGCCCGCTTCTCGATCAACTCTCTGAGTGTGCTCATCTGATTTTGGCTCCTATCAAGTCGTGGTGCGTCCGCAAGGTGCGGGACGCGTTGGGGTTTGTTACGGTTTCCGCGACTTGGTCGGCGGCAGTTGCGTGGATCCCATCCGGCGCAACCGTCTTGAGGTCACGCGACAACATGCGTAGCGTGGCAATCAGATCAGGGTCAGGGTCAGCGAGCCGCACCGCTAACGTCTCAATCGACGTGGCATCGAACCCGGACGCCCGGGCAGCTTGCAGAATGTCCATCCGCAGCGAAGCTGACGTGTCAACGTTGGCGGGCATCCCGACGACCGCGACGTCATACAGCTCGATCTCGTGGTGGGTCAACAGGTCGTTGCCGTCTTCGGCGATCGACCATTCGTAATCGATCATCGCGAACGCGTACGACATCCCTGTCAGGTCACCGCGTTCCAACCCGACGACCACATCGCGGGCGTAGCTGTAGTCGCCCATGTCCGCTTCGGCGTGCCCGTACTTGTCGCCGGTCGAGAGACGCAACGTCTGGTTTGATGTGCGGGCCATCAACAGGCGGTTGTCGTGATCACGGTTGAATGTGATGTCGTTGTTCACGGCTCGCTTATCGTTGATCGTTTTGGTGCAACAGGCGGGGGCGTTGACTTCCCAGAATCCCCACCGTTTCGACCCGATCCATTGGCGTTGCCCGAACGGGATGAAGTCGCCTTTGAACCCGACAACCCCCGACGTGTCGTTGGCGTCTGTGCCGTCGCCGGTGGCACGGATCATTTCTGGTGCCTGGTTCACCCCGCGCCGCAGATGTCCCGCGCCGTCCGTTGGCAGGTCAATCGCCCGCCGTTCCGTGGACAGGGTGACGGTTCGGCGTGTCAGGTCAGGCAGGGCTCGGGGCACTTGCGCCACCTCCTAGTGGGATCGGTGTTCCATCAATTGAGATGAGAGTCATGTTACTCGGTGTCAACAACTCATCCAGACCATCCCTGGGTTCGAGGTTGTCCAACGCCCGCACCTCGTTGCGGGACATCCACCCCCACTGAATCGCCGAAGCGTAGAACGCCGCACGTGCCGCCGAGTCACCGCGCAGCAAACCCTCAAACGAGTGCTCGGCGAACCATGACCCGCCGTCCCAACCGCCGGGCAACAAGTCAGCGGTGACCAGCTCCTCAAAGTTTTTGCATGACGGATACACGATCGTCTGCACCCAACCGATGAACTGCTGCTCGATCCCGGTGCCCCACGACGTTGACCGTTCGGTATCCCCGATCATGTGGGGCATCACCCCGACCATGCGGGCAATTTCCGACACTGACCACTGTCTCGATTCCAACAGTTGCGCGTCCTGCGGTGGGATCGTCATCGAGATCCAGTCGGCGTCGTCGTCCAACACCATGATCTCACCGGCATGCTCGGGCCCGGCAAGTTTCGCCTGGGCTTGCCGTTTCAACCGTGCCGCTGACTCCTCGTTCAACTTCTTTTTCGACTTGATCAACCCGGACGGACGGATACCGTTCGCGTACAGGGTGCCGGCGGTGTCCTCCGCTGCGATCGCTGTCCCCAACGACTCACGAAACGCCTGCAACGCCGACACACCCGACAGGCCATCTGGCGACATGAACGGGACATGGAACATCTCCCACGACGTCCACGTGTACTCCGTCCCGTTCTTCGACAGGACCACGAACTCTTTGCCTTCCGGGTTCCGTCCGGTGATCTCAACCTGCTTCACCCGGACCCGTGACGGATGCACCGGCCATGTCTGCGTCACAATCCCCGCGCCGTTACGAACCTTGCGAGCGAAACTGTTACCCCACGCGAACTCGTTGAATTTCATCGTCTGCCGGAACCCGAACGGGCGTTGCGCCGGATTCGGAGAATCCAACGGGGTACGCGACCTGACCGGTTCACGACTCCCCCGCTTGTACACCTTCAACGGTAGAGCAGCTTCGACACCGGACCGGATCGCCATCGCCCGGTAGTACGCGGGGATACCGAGCACCCGGTCTTCGGACACCAACGTCCCAGCCTTCGAGCGTTGCGCCCCGAACAGTTCATAGAAATTCGCGGCGGTGATCGGCACATTCGGATCGTTCAGATTGGCCCGTTTCGCGAGCCGCGCCAACGTCACCCGCCGCCCTCATCCTCAATCGCAGACCACTCGATCTGGAACGACTTGACCAACACAGCGACACCCGCCCCGATCAACACAGCCCACGCACCAGACACCAACCCGACACCCGTCAGAATCAGAGCGACTCCAACCATCTCCAACAACACCACCCGGAACGCGACCAACAATCTCACCACAGGTTCACGTCTCCTTCTTCGTCGGCCGGGGCGGGAACGCCACCTAGGGCAACGGTACACGCTAGCAGGGGTGTGATTTCGGTATTCGACGCCCGTTGTGACCATAGTGCTGCGCCGTGCGCCGACTGGGTGAGCGCAGCGCCCTTGATTGCGATGTTCAACGCAGCCTGCCCAGGATGCGATAGTTCGCCGGCGTTCGCCCACATGATGAACTGGCCTGTAGCCCGGGCCACATCAGCGGTCGACACTTCCTCAACGATGACACCGGCCTCACGCAACGGATCAACAAACATGCCCTCGACCCCGCCGGTGTGGATACGCAACGGGATACCACCGTTCGCCGCGAACGACTCGACCGCCTTCGCGACAACCCAATGCGTGCCCGCTTCACGGTCACGGAACTCGACATGCGGGCGACCGTCAGCCAACCGGCCCGCGACACCAAAAGTCGACCACTTCTGATCCGGGGAAACCGACAACGCCCAACACATGTGAGACACCATCCTCGCCTCCGGATTCTCCGCACCCGTCCACATTTTGCCGTTCACATCAATCACCGCGGCAGCCTCCATCAGATCAGGTGGCACCTTCCGCCACTGATTCAGGTACGCACGACACCAACCGTCCAACCCGACATCGTCGCCTTCCTGATCGACATGATCAGGGTTCCGCATCGCCTTATCAAGCCGTGACTGCAACCGGGCAACAGTGATCGTGTGACCCAACGCCGGCAGATACCTGGCCCACACCTCCGGGTCATCATGTGGTTCCTCCAACGGCACCGACCATTCCAGATAACAGGTCCGGCCCGGTGTCCCAGCCTTACACGCCCGCCGCCCGCCACGCACCTTCCCCCACAGAAACGTGGACCGTTCGTTCCCGGCGGTCGACACGATGAACGACTGCGGCGACCGACGAGTGACCGTCGCCGCGTCCACCGCCTGCTCGACCAGATCATCCTCACGGGCGAACGCCTCATCAATCACCGACGTATCCAACACGTCACCATGACCCCCCTTCCCCGTCGGAGCCTCGATCTGTAGAAACGAGCCGGTCCCGAACGCGATGTGCTCACTCCCGTTGTTCATCGACAACTTCCACTCATTCAAACCCGACGGCCGCCGACGAGACGACTGCGGAATCTCACGCAACGACCGCGCCGCCCGCAACAACTTCGCGAACTCACGCTCCAACTTGCGGCGCGCCATCACACCCGACTGCGCCAAATACGTCACCGTCTGCGAACCCAACACACCCGCCATCACCACACACCGCCACACCAACACCGCCAAAATCAGCGTCGTCTTACCCGACTGCCGAGGAACAGTGATCACCACCTCTTCATAAAACAGATCTCCGTTCTCGTCCACCTCACACGCCACATCAGCCGCATACTGCTGCCACGGCATCAACGGCTTACCCAGCCGACGAGCGACCTCCGCGACCTGAGGACCGAGAGTCGCCCTTGACAGATCTCTTGGCGTCCCGAACCTCGGCAAGACCAACGACGGCACCAATCGCCCCCCATCCACCGGCCGAGTCTCCACCATCACCATCAGCAACCCTCTTCCCCTTCAACGCCAACTGATCGACAACCGCACGCAACTCCCGCACCGCACCCGCCACCGACTTCGGCTTCTCCTCACACGACGCAGAGTCAATCTCCTCCGCCAACACCTGCCCCAACGTCGTCAACACATCCACCTCATCATCAACCACCGACAACCCAACCACAAACACCGCGAACGCCTGCCCAACAGAACCCATGATCCCACGCTAGACCACCCCGAACACCCAGAGAG